CTTGAGCCAAGCAACAAAAAGGTCACTTAGAATTTCGCCATAAGCTTCACTGAAAAATACTTCTCTGTCTCGTTGTACAAAGTGTGCTTTGGCTAATGCAACTTGTGCATCTCGAAAAGGTTCTACTTTGTAAGAACCATCTTCATGATTTTGGCGGGGTTTAACCTTACTTCTAAAGGCCTCGCGGTATTGATCCATTTAATTCTTTCAAAAATTCCTACTTACCAATATGCAGAGGTAGGAATTGTATTGTTACATCGGTTGTTCCGGGGCCATTGCAGGGCCAGGTTGGTTTGGCGGGGGAGTGCTGCCTGCTGGGGGAGAGGCATCACTGATATCAGAAGAAATAACTGCTCTGGCAATACCAAGCAACTCTTCAACTGATTTATGAGGAGGAAGCTCAACGCCTTCTTTGGCTGCAGCTATATATAACCTTGCCCATTCTTGTTGTGATTTATCCAAAGAAACCATAAGTTGTTTGGCATTATCTTGCATGGCATTTTTAGCCTGGATGTTGGTCAGATCAAGGGTTGCTTGTCTCTGAGTTATATCAAGCATTAATTTTTGTTCTTCCAACTTTTGTTTCTTTTCTTGGGCTCCAGCTTCGGCTTGCCTGGACTGTTCAGCTTTTTGTTTGAAGTCCTCGGCAGTATAGTCAACCATGTAGTCAAGCGGATCAAGATCCATAGCTTCAAGGGTTTTACAGGCAATAGTTACTGCTGCAGCAGGGTTAACTGCTCCTCCTGCACCTGCCTGTTGCAAAGCTGGAATAAGCTTTTCACCGACCAACTGCATCTTTTTAATGATGTTGCTGTTGCTATTTTCCCCTACATCGGCGTCAATATACATAAGCATATTGTCAGGTAATGTTGATGGATCAACAGATTTAAACAAGTTGTTCTGATCATAATATTTTACCGTTTTGCCTTTAAGTTTTGTTCTGAGAGTTTTGTAAATCCCGTTAACCAACCGTGTAAATCCTGTTTCAGAAAATCTACGGGCCATGTATTGAATACGTACTTGAGCAGCTGACTGTGCTCGTGCCATTTTTTCGTCAGAGTTACCAGATACATACAGAGTATCATTCAAACCTTGGGCTGCTTTTGACAGACCTGTGGCTTGCTCTTTGTGTTGTTGTAGCAATTCTAAAAGAGGAACAGTACCCTGACTGATTGTGTCCGGAGCTAAAGCAGCAACAGCACCCGTTGGATTACCGTTAGTTGCAATAATCTGCTTGGGCTTCATGTTTTGAAGAGCAGAAAAATCAACTACATTTGGATCAGCTAACTTAGGAGAATAGTTTGTCAGGTATACATTCTCAACAAAACCACGCATAATAGCCGTAGTAGCCATTGTAGCAGGCCTGATCATATCAGCAACTGACAATCCAAAGAATTCGTGTGGAACTTCAAATGGGCAGAGGGTTGCCAGCGGAATGTACTCGCAGTCTTCTTCAAGCAGAATGGTGGAACCAGCGATAATAAAGTGTTTAAGTTCAGCGATACCATCGCCGTCCCTATCGACGCGAAGCCAGCATTCAATAACCGTAATCTGGCGGTTCGCTTCAGATGGGAATAGCTCACGGCTGTTACCTCCGAGCCAATACTCTTCGCCGACTAAACGTTTTCTGGCTGCTTGTTCTTCTGTGTATTTGGTTGCCCAATCATAGCTGCCGTCTCCAATTTGATCCCAATCAATATCTGCTGCAATATCCGGAAAAAATTTACGTACCTCTGATCGGGTCATGTCAATTTGAATACCCACAAATGTTGCGTCATCCAGCGAGTGAGCATCGCGTGTTATACGAAAACATTCCGGATGTACATTCTTGATGAGAATACGAGTCTTGTTGTGCTTACGTTTTAGGCGCACATCTTTGTAGACTGTGACGTACTCAGCATTGCCTGTTTCAGGGTTAGATACCAGTTCTTGTTCATATTTAAGCTTGCCAATTACTTCAATTTCATCATCTGAAAGTAAAAGATCAAGATTTTCCTGTGAAATTGAATCATATTCCTCGAAAGAATAATCAAAATCTTCGATAAATTCCCACCTGACAATACTATTTTTCCACAATAAAGCAGACTTTACCCATGTATTTAGTATTTCCCACCCATTATTTTGCTTGAAAATAGTATAGTTTACCAGATCAGAAGCTGTCTTGGCATTGTGAAAATCAGAAGGAGTAGTACCTACGGGTACAAACCTGGCAAGTTTATTATTGTTAAACATTAATTCAGCAATAATAGCAAGGTAACCTTCAACAGCTTCTACTGTATCTGATGAAACAATCTGAGAAACCCCTTGAGGTGTCAGATGGAATTGGGGAATCATCCCGTATTCATAGGTAGCTTTCTGACGTTCCCTGGCAAGATCTGAACTGTTTAAAAAGTCACCAACAGAGTTCATTACACCTTGTTCAATCATGGCAAGGAGTTCTTCGTCTCCTACTATGTCTTTAAATTTATCAGTAAATCTGATAATATCACTGGATTTGCTCATTGTTAACCTTTCATAAGAGCGATCTTACGCTCGCATACATTCAATCATTATGTATTAGTGTAACTACTTCTTCCACCATGAGTTACCAACAGTTGACACAAGGGAAATCTATTTAACTTGTTCTTGCATTAAAATTCTTGGGAATTTTATCACCAATTTTTTCTTTTGGGTTTACCAACTTGTTAGGTGTTTTTGTCTTAATCATTTTTTGAAGTTGTTTGTTTTCTGCGGGAGACATTTTTGTATTAATCATTTTCTATCCATATTTAATTTAACATCGGGTTCATACTCTTTTAAATATTCATTTAGATCATTTAAATTGTGTGTATATTTTAACATTGCAGCACTAGGCGTATAGGTTAAACCTTGTTTGGTTTCTTTCCAGGTACCACCCTCATATTTACCACCCCAAGGCGCAGGTGTACCATGATACATAGATTCATCAGAAAATGTAGGATGATTAGGTTTTTTATATTTATCTGAGCCATGACCGTTATTACTAAACTGTTGATCTTTCCAAAAACCTCTTAAATCATAGTCATAAGTATCTTTTGATTTATTATTTCTTTCAACCCATGCCTGATAAGCTAATTCTTGAAATGGAGACAAAAGAGTATTATGTTTATTTGTATAATCGTTGGGATCTTCTTCGGTCATATTACCACTTTACTTTGTTTTTTAGCCATAATAATTCCTTTACAACCACTTTGTTTCTATTTGTTGAAATGAACCCATCTTTTGTGAGAAAGGTACGCTGTTTGTTGTTAATCTGTCGCCATGTGTTCTGATTACTTCAAGAACAATGGCCAGAGCTATCACTGTATCATCATTATATCCGGAAGAAGCATTAGTTTTGCCATTATCATTTGAAACATAGTTCATTAATTCACCGATAATTGTTCGGGAAGGAATAAGTATCTCTTCCTGCTCAATGGCATTCTTTAAAAATCCGATAATAGCCGGTTTACTTGCAGAAGTAGTCCTCCACCCGATGCGGTTACCTTCTTCCTTGGAAACATTGGCCATCTTTGTCTGATAATACATGTTGACATAATTCATCTGGGTAAGTCTGTTGAGAGTAGCAATGCCCATTGAGTTGGATTCCACAGCAAGTAGTGCGTTATTGTAGTAACGACCCAGATAAAACAAAAGATCGCCAAACTGACTGGGATCAATAGTATTATTCCTGTAAACAGCACATACCTCCTTCTTTGCATTCATAACAACACATGATGAGTAATCTTTGTTTACCCCAAGAGATACATCAGCTCCTATGGCAAAAGAATCTTCAAAGGTAGGATACTTGAATATTTCAATTGAACCTTGCCTGGCATCTTCCATCATGCGGGATGTAAAGTTAAATTCTCTGTGGGCAAGAATAGGTTGTGGTATAAGTTGAGATAACTTCTCAAGATTAAATACATTAGATCCTGTAACAAGAAAGGCTTCTTCCCATGTGGAAGGATATTCTTGTCTGAATTTATCAACACCGCTCTCTGCAATCTTCAACCTTCTCCAATATAATTGGTCATTACTTAATGTATGGCGGGTGACAAGTACTTCTTCTTCGGATGTTCTTTCAAAACCATCAGGTAAGCTTCGGCTGTACTCAGGCATAAGAAACCACGGAACAAAAACAGGAATGTAATCATTCTCCCCGGAAATAGCTCCTAACCATAACCTGTGAAATTCATTACCAATACCATTTGCAGTGGATTCAAGAATAACTTCTGTGCCGGGAGCCTCTGAAATACCCTGGAATAAACCTGACAGAATCTTTGTGTCATGCCCCCAAAATGCTACCTCTGAAAGGTGACAAATAGTGGGTGTCTGCCCTCGACCTGCTTCCGGAGCACCTGCTGTGAACAGACGATACCCGGAATCGTTGTGCAGGAATTGAATCTCTTTTGCATTAGACTTTTTAAATTCTGG